TCATTCTATGTTGTCCCAGTAGCAATCTTCAGTGATTCGATTTAAAATTGATCTAATTCGATTTATTTGTGTTTCAATTTCTTGAAATTGTTCATCTCTAGCGAACCAATCGTCAGGGATGGATTTATAAATATCGTCAAAATTTCTGAGTATGTCAATAGCTTTTTCTGTAAAGGTTTGCTTGTCAACCCAGTCAAGTCGCCATGTTCTGTTCGGTGGCGCAAAAATGTGTTCTGAAAAATCAGCATTTTCATCAAACGCAAGATTATGATCTATCACTAAAATTTTTTTTTGCTCTTCATCAAAAAGCAAATTAATATTTCCAGTTCCAATCAGTGATGCTGTCCTATCAGAATTCAAAATCCATCGATCAAACATGTAAAGCCATTTTTGCTCCTGTTCGGATAAATAGACAGTATTTTTTGCTTGTGCAGTTTTGGCAACTTTAGCATATGAAATATAATTAGATCCAAAGGCCGGTCCTATCAATAAATCATCCTTCCAATCAGGTTTAACGTACAAAGTTGCTTGTAGTGGGATGTAAATAAATTTCACTGGTGGGCAAGGTAAACCTATTTCAGCTACGAGCTTAGAACCTATAACCTCGGCTAATAATTGTGAAATAGGCATCATGTTAAGAGTTTTAACAATATACCACTCATTATTTTCTGTTTGGCAGATAAAAGGGTGAGTAATCCCCATCTCCATTCTTTCTTTGATAAAAACTATGTTATCCATTTATTTAAGAATCTCATTTGCTTTATTGAAGCATTAAAGGTTAACAATAGCCAATGTTAGCTTCTATAACAAGACAGAATGCCCAACAGCTTTACCAAGTACTGAAATGTCCTGTAGTTCTAATATTTCGTTTGGGTATTTTTCTTGGTGTAATTGCTTAAAATTTGGCGTAATTTGGGCGTAACTTATGACTAAAAATATACAAAAATCGCTAGAAGTTGGCAATATTTCAGTTTCAAAGAATTGATTAATTTACTTGATTTAAGTATTTAACTTATTGAGTTTAAAGTTTATTTTAGAAAAAGAAAAAAGCCAGTAGAAATTTACTGGCTTTGATACTAGCTGAACCCGAATTCATTTGTAGGATATTGATTTTTAATGTTTATTTTATAATGATAAAAATCTTGTTACTAAGCTTGTTACTAAAATTCAAATTCATCACAAATCAATGATAGTTTCTGATGCCATAATACCACTAATAAGCCGCGTGTTAAAAATTTTATAGAAAAACTGTTCACCTTGTTCACCAATCCTTAAAACTCTTTATTTATTATATAGTTATATTCTTTTTTATTGTTCACCAACTGTTCACCATTGTTCACCTTTGTTCACCAATCAAAAAAAGATATCTCAATACAGAATATTTACTCTCTACTTGTTCAAAATTTAAGCAATCAAACAGTCTTAACTCACCGTATCTAAACGCAACTAAACTATTGAAAAATAATGTGTTTAATTAATAATCAAAACACTATATATTATATTTTGACTTAATAAAAGTCGTCTAAATTTAGACTAAGAAAATTTCATAAGGAATAGATGAATATGTTTAAAAAATTAATTGAGTTACGCCAACAAAAGGCGGAAAAAGTCGCAGAAATGCGCTCAATGCTTGAAAAAGCAGAAAAAGAAAATCGTTCATTGAATGAAACTGAATCAGTAGATTTTGAAAAGCTGAAAGATTTAGTCAAACAGATGACAGATGAAATCAGCAAGTACGAAACCGTAGCAGATGAAGAACGTAGCCTAGATGCTAAAACTAAACAGGTAGAACAACGCAACATGAAACAATTTTCAAATGATGAGTTACGCCATTATGTGAAAACTGGTGAACTTCGCAATTTAACTACGGCTAACGGTGAAGATGGCGGCTATTCGGTTATCCCACAGTTAGACAAAGATGTAATGAAACGCTTAACAGACGATAGCGTAATGCGCCAACTTTGTAACGTAGTACGCTTACCGGTTGGAGCGAAAGAATACAAAAAATTAGTATCGGCTGGCGGCGCAGCAGTAGAACACGGAACAGAAGGCACAGCACGCAACGGCACAGCAAGCCCGAAACTTCATGAAGTAACAATCGCTTTGAATTTAATCTATGCTTATCCTAAGACTACACAAGAAATCTTAGACTTCTCAAGCATTGATGTTTTAGGTTGGCTAACTGATGAAATTTCTGAAACCTTCACAGAAACAGAAGAAACAGATTTAACTTCCGGTGATGGTAACAAGAAATCAAAAGGCTTCTTAACCTACCAACGCACAACCGAAGATGACAAAGTACGCCAATTCGGCAAACTTCAAAAAATTGAAGTAGCAGGCGTAGCGAAGATTGATGCAGATACTTTAATCGATGCGTTCTATACACTTCATAGCAAATACCGTAAAAATGCGGTTTGGGTGATGTCATCAACGATTGCAGCAGCATTACAAAAACTTAAAAACAAAAACGGCGATTATATCTGGCGCGATGGTTTAACAGCCGATGCCCCAGCAACATTATTAGGTCGTCCAGTCCATTTCTTAGAAACAATGCCGACAGGTGGAGCAAATAAAGCAGTAATTGCCTTCGGTGACTTCAAACGCGGATATTTCATTGTAGATCACGAAACAGGCGTGCGAACCCGTCCGGACAACTTAACCGAACCGGGATTCTACAAAGTACACACCGATAAATATTTAGGCGGTGGCGTAGTAGATTCAAACGCTATCAAAGTGATTGAGACAACAGCATAAATCATAGAGGGGCGAAAGCCCCTTTTTTTGCTTAATAGGTGAAATATGAATAAAGAATTTGAAATCCGCTCCGCAACACTTTCAGCCGATGAAGAAAATCAAAAGCTAGTCGGTTATGCGGTGAAATGGAATAGCCCTTCACAAGTGCTTTACTGTGATTTTGTGGAATCCTTTGCGCCTAAAGCTTTCAGCGACAGCCTAGCGAGTGGCGAAGATGTGCGAGCACTCTTTGAACATGACTACACCAAGTTACTAGGTCGAACAAGTGCGGGAACATTAAAGCTAGAAGAAGATTCAATCGGCTTACGCTTTGAACTAACTCCGCCCGATACAACAATCGGAAAAGATTTATTAGTTAGCGTTTCTCGCGGTGATATTAAAGGGATGTCTTTCGGATTCAGAGCGATGGAAGAAGAATGGAATTTTGATGTAGAGCCTTATCAAAGAAATGTAATTAAAGCAGACCTCTTTGAGGTTACAGTAACAAGTATTCCAGCCTATCCGGAAAGCAGTGTAGAAATCGCTAAGCGCTCAATGGTCGCAGCAAAAGAACAAACACAAGGTAAATCAAACACTATCTTAAAACGCTGGCTTGATGTATCGGAGGCTTAATATGTGGAATCCTTTTAGACGAAAAGAGCAACGCAGCGAACCAATCACTATTGATGAATTCCTATCTTACATGGGCGTAAATAATACAGGCGCGGGCGAATATGTCAGCCCACAAACGGCAGAGGCTCTACCAGCGGTTATGAATGCCGTAACAGTGATTGCCGAGGCGGTAGCATCTATGCCTTGTTATCTGTACGCACTGAAAGAAGATGGCCGCGAAAGAATCTACCGTCATCCGGTTGAATATCTTTTAAATGAAATGCCTAACCGAAATCAAACGCCTTACCAGTTCAAATATACGATGATGCGCCATTGCTTGCTAACTGGTAATGCTTACGCAGTGATTGAGTGGAATAACAAGGGCGAACCTGTAAGCCTTACACCTTACCAGCCGAGCGAAGTAAATATCTTCCGTAAAGTAACAGGCGAACATATTTACCAAGTAACGGACTTAAACGGAGTAACTAGAAACTACCTTCAAGATGAAATGTTACACCTACGCCATAGTTCCCTTGATGGATTTATGGGGCGTTCACCTGTGACAGTTTGCCGTGAAACGATTGGACTAGGTTTAGCACAACAACGACACGGTGCATCAATTATGAAAAACGGATTGATGGCAAGCGGACTAATCTCAACGGCTGAATGGTTAGACGATGCGAAAGCACAGAAAGCAGTGAAAGCCTTAGAGCGTTACAAAGGCGCGAAGAACGCGGGGAAAACACCAATCCTTGAAGGCTCAATGGAATACAAACAATTAGGCATGACAAACCAAGATGCCGAATGGTTACAAAGTCGAACCTTCACAATTTCCGATATAGCTCGAATCTACAACATAAGCCCGATTTTCCTACAAGACTATTCAAATAGTAGTTATGCGAATTTCAGTGAGGCTAGTAGAGCGTTCTTATCACAAACCTTGCGCCCATGGCTAACCAATTTTGAACAACAGCTAAAAGATGCCTTGATGATTGATTTAGGTAGCAACAGCAAGAAACGTTACTTAATCGAATTTGATACAAGCGACTTATTGCGCACAAGTCAAAGCGAGCGTTTCAAGAGTTACGATGTGGCGATTAAAGCCGGTGTAATGTGCCCGAATGAAGTCCGCCGCCGTGAAGGTTTACCGCCTTATGCTGGTGGAGAAGAATTTAGCCAAGCATGGAAACAAACCGTAGAAGTAAAACGCGGTGATGAACAAGAACCGGGGGCAAGCGATGGCAATCATGATTAAGGCCGGAAAGTATAACAAGGTGATTAGCCTACAAAAGCAAGTGAACGAACAGAACGACTACGGCGGTATTGTGAGTAAATGGAAAACCGTTGCCAATATCCGGGCGGCGGTTGAACCATTACAAGGTAGAGAGTTCTTCTCCGGTGCGGTGCCATTAAATGAAAATACGGTGCGCATTCGCATACGTTACGGAACTAATGTTGATAACACTATGCGCGTGAAATATGGGAACCGTTCGCTAGAGATAATCAATATTATTGATAGTAAAGAAGCGCACAAAGAACTACAGCTTATCTGTAAGGAGTTGACTGGCAATGGTGGAAATTAATTTAACGATTGATGAAATCAAAGCGCACTTAAATCTCGATCACGATTTAGATAATGAGTTACTGGAAGCCTATAAGGTGGCCGCATTGGAAGTATGCCAAAAGCATATTGGCAAAACCTTTGGGGAAGAAGAAACGGAAAAGACCATACCTTTTACCTCGGCGATTAAGATTGGTTGTTTAATGTATATCGCCTATCTCTACACGAACCGCGAAGCCGTCACAGACTTAGCCAACCTTAAACCGGCACCAATGACGATTTCCGCATTGTGGGAAGTGTATAGAGAACCGTGCGCTTACTAAGGATTTAGTAACCGATGCCATACCAACCATTAAGACGTTGTAGCTATCCTGGATGTAGAAACAAAGTAAAGTCCGGTAGATGCGAGGAGCACAAGCCAAAGGACACACGCCCAAACAGTAGCGCACGCGGTTACGACCACAAGTGGAGCAAATACCGCGAGCAATACTTAAAGCATCATCCCCTTTGTGTGATGTGCTTAGAGCAAGGCAAATATACTCCGGCAACAGTGATAGACCATATCAAGCCGGTAGAGAACGGACAATCCGATCCATTGTTTTGGGTAGCAAGCAATCATCAGCCTTTATGTCGTGATTGTCACAGCTATAAAACACGAGTGATAGACCAACGCGGATTTGGTGCGAAGAAGATTGATTAGACCGGGTGGGGGCAATTTAAAAAAGAAAGTGGCAACCCTTCGGAACCGCCCCCCTAACTCAATTTTTACGCAAGGCAATTTTTTTGAAAATAAGGAAATGTATGAGTAAGAGAAGAAACTATAAAACCCCTGATTTTTTAGATGGTATCGCTAAAGCCCAATGGAAAAGCCGAATTAAGCAACTTTCAGAGCGTGGCGATATTAAAGCAGAAGATTTAACGAACCTTGAAATTTATTGCGAAAACTACGCAATTTGGCGTCATTCCGTAGCAGATTTAGCCAAAAATGGCTTCATTATTGTGAATAGTCAAGGCACTCAATCAAGAAATCCAGCTTTGTCAGCGAAAGCAGATGCCGAAAAAGTGATGATTAAGATGTCATCATTGTTAGGTTTCGACCCTGTAAGCCGCAGAAAAAATCCTATTGAAGTAGATGAAAACGATATCTTAGATGAAATCCTAACTATGTAGGCGAAATATGGAAATATGGCACGCATACGCAGAGAAAATCAAATCGGGTGAGTTAGTGGCTTGTAAGAAGATAAAACAAGCCGTAGAGCGTTATTTTAACGATTTAAACAATCCCGATTATTTCTTTGATAAAAGCGCGGTTGATAAGTTTTTAGCTTTCTCGAAACTATGCCCGCACGTTAAAGGACACTTACGCGGACAGCCTATTATTCTTTCAGATTGGCAAGTCTTTCTCTTTGCCAACATTCTAGGCTTTAAGCGTAAAGACACAGGATTAAGAAAATATCGCTCCGCTTACGTTCAAGTAGCAAGAAAGAACGCAAAATCAACAATAGCAGCCATTTTAGCTAACTGGTTTCTAGTGATGGAAGGCGGACAACAGGATATATACACCGCAGCCGTTAGCCGAGATCAAGCAAGAATTGTTTTTGATGATGCTCGCCAAATGTGCTTACTTTCAGCTCCATTGAAAAAACGCCTTAACATTCAACAACACAAGCTAATCAATCCGAAGAACAATAGCATTATGCGGCCGCTTGCCGCTAAATCCTCAACGATTGAAGGAACTAACCCTAGTTTAGCTATTGTAGATGAATATCACCTACACGCGGACAACAGCGTATATAGCGCGTTAGAGCTAGGGCAAGGCGCACGCCCTGAAGGTTTACTCTTTGCTATTACAACAGCC